AAGTGCTGCCAATAGTCACTTCGTAAAACCACTTGCCCGTAACAGGCATTGCAATAGTTCCACGGACTTTATCTTCACCTGTTGAAGTAGAAGATGCGTCAAGGTTGCCGTTGGCGAGGCTTACTGCTGAAGCCTTATCTAACGGATTCCAAGTGCAGTAATTCCCCCTAACCTCGCCCCCCACGCCCGTATCCGTCTGCGACCCATTAGTGGGAACGTCTACGAGGCTGTCGTTGCCTGCAGCAATCGCAGCGTTCTGCGTGGAGCTGGGTGGGTTAAAGTTGCTGGTGTATTTAACCGCGCCTTTATAGATGCGGAGATCTGAAATGTAACCGTTGTACCAACTACTATTGGTCGCACCTACAACAAAACTATTGCTTCCGCCAAAATCAGGTGTGCCAGCCTTGGTGCCAGTGGCGTCCAGTATGCCGTTGACATAAACCTTGATGCTTCCCGAGCCATCGTGCGTTGCTGCCACATGTGTCCATGTATTGAGCGAAACAGTCGAGGCACCGGTAACAGCTTGAGCAGCACCATTCCAGTAGTAAAACTTGGCTTTGCCGTTATTGTCCGTACCAAATGACCAGTCAGTTGTGTCTACTGTTGGGCTGCCGTAAACAGCCTGCAGAGGTCCTCCCCTGTAATTAGCTGTATTAGAAATATTATAAACCCACATTTCAATAGTAAACGCGCTGGTTCGCCAGTCGAAATCGGTGCTCGTTGCTGTTGTCAGGTAGTCTGTGTTTCCATCAAAGTAGCCGCTACTGCCGTAGAACTTACTTTGCGCTGTGCTGGTTACAGCGTTGGTTCTAGTGATTGACTTTGAACTGCCACTGCCTTTAATCGTCGAACTTTCATCCGTGAACGTCGTGCCGTTGTTGGCACCATCCATCGGGATTGCCAGTACCAGGCTCGATGCGTTGGCATCCGTGCGGGTGCCGGTGCCTTTGGTAGTGCCGTAGGTGTCAGTGGTGTTGTAAACGGGCAATGCACCAGATGCCGAGGCAACGGATGTAGGGCCGCCGGTGATGATGCTCAGATTATTCGGCAACCAATGGTTCCCGTTGCCACTAGTGTCCTTCCCTAATGTGGTCGCGGTGTTGCTGCTGTTGTCCGCGAACTCCAGATGCCAACCTTGCGAGCCGTATGATCCCGAGAACGCCTTCGGGATGAGCTGGCCGGTGGTGGCGTCGGTTTCGGTGAAGCTGCTGGGGGTCAGCGCTTGGCCGTCGATGAAGTAGATGTCGGCTAGGTAGCCGTTGAGATACCAACTTGCAGCACTTGCTCTTCGCCCAATCGTATGTAGTGCTGCTTGATTGACTCCAAAGTCTCCGTTCTGTGTCAGGCTTGCACGGTTGTTAGTTGAGAATGTTGTGACCTCAGCTCCATTTACATATAACTTAAGGCGGTTGTTAGCCGTTGCCTGTGTAGTATCGAATGAAACAACAATGTGATACCAAGCAGATACGTCCCTGAAGACCTGAGTCGTATTGAGAAACTCAGTTGAGGCGCCCCAGCAAAAGAGTATGTCTGAAGAGGCGAAACCTATTTCAAACTGAGTAGCGTCAGTGCCACCAGCGCCACCTGCAAAGATCTCCTGAGCGGCGCCTAATGCGCTCCTCTTCACCCACCCCGCCCAGGTCCAGGTCTTGCGGTTGCCAGCAGATGCGGGGGTGCGGGACAAGTAGGCACTGTCGTTACTATTGAAACGGAGACTCCTGGAGATGCCCGTTGCAGCGGCAGCGGCACTACGAAGCAGGAGCGGGTTGGCGGAACCGGGGACCAGCATCAGCTCAGGTTGGTGATCAGGGTGGCGGTAATACGGGTGCTGCTCTGCACGGCATACACCAAGCAGTCAACAGCAGCAGCAGTGGTGGTCAACGTCGGCGCTGTACCGCCGGTGAAATCCCACTGACTGCCGTAAGCCAGCGTGCGGCTGCCGGTGCCATCCTGCGTGATCCAGATGCAACCGCTCTGCCCTGCTGTCAGGTTGCTTGGGTTGGCTAGGGTCCTGTTGCCGCCCAGCGTGACTGAAAAATTATTCGCCAGCGCAAAGTCTGCCGTGATCGTGGCGCCATCAGTCAGCGCTGAGATCGTGCCTCTCTGAGCAGCGGTAAACGTCTGCGCTGTGGCCAGTGCTGCAAAGCTCGCCCATGACAGCACGCCGCTGCCGTTGGTGCTCAGCGCCTGTGAGCTGCTGCCGTCCGTAGCGGGCAGGGTCCAGGTGACATTACTGCTGACCGTGGCAGGTGCCTGCAACGCGACCCAGTTGCTGCTATCAGAATCCGCAAACCGCAGGTCAGACTGAGCGTTGAGCGTGATGTCACCCGTGAAGGTTGCACCAGACAGAGCGGCCAGGCCAAGGTTGGCGACGGTTACATCACCGATCGTGATCCATGCGCTGTTGGCACCGTTGCGCAGCTTCAGCAGTGGGTTCGGGCTGGCGCCTGTATCAATCCAAAGCTGATACGCGTAGGTGGTGGTCGGTGCTGCAGAGCCAGAGTTCTGACTGACGACCGCTGCAAGGATCGTGTTCAGCTCAGCGCGAAAGTTGGCGCCTGACTGGTTTGCAATGTTGTAGTCAGTTGCCTGTGCCATTAGGTGATCTGCCTGCCGTGACCGACGGCCTGGTAGTCAAAGGTCTTGCTCACCATGCTACCGCCACTATTGCGGAAGGTCACTGTAAAGCCAGTCCTGCTGATACTGCCGACCGTGAAATAGTCACCCGTCGCCATGTCCTGCGCGGTGATACCCACGCTTGGCGTGCCGTAGAACGCTGTCGGGAATGTGACTGCATACGCTCCGGCGCCGCTGCTTAAGTTGCGTTGCTGCTCCGTCCGCCGCTCGAAGTGAGTTGTCACGCCTAGCTCCTCGATCACCACGTTCTGCGCCGCGTTGGTGGTGGTGGCCACAACCTTGAACTGGAACCCGCGCCCACGGTGGGTGTTGTTCACGAACGGCTGCCAGCTTGCCCAGGTCGGTGTGCCAGACGGGTTGTCGCCAGTGGTCCTGACGAACAGTTGGCAGTTAGCCGCGCCAAGGTCATCACCGTCGATGTCATCCCACAGGTCAATCAGGTCAAGGCGTTCGTCCCATGTGTTGCCCGGCTCGTAGGCGCGTGTCTTAAGGATCTGCTGCAGGCCAAGGTCGTAGGTGGCGCCAAGGTCCAGTGTTTCGTAAAACTGGTAGCTGCCTTCACTAGCTGAGCCGCCGATGTAGTCGATTAGGCCTAGGCCGTCCCAGTTGTTATCGGTGGCCATGTCATCAACCAGCTCATCAGCCGCCAGCACCAGGCCCACCTCAGCCTCGTTGTAGTACAGATTCGTGCCTGTGCCATTGAACGGCGGGCTGTTGTCTTCCTCTCTGTATTGCTGCACCAGCAGCAGGTCCTGAGGAGCGGGTAGGTCAACAACGACGGTGGCCACACCTGACGACTCATTCCCGAGCGAGTCAAAGGCGCGGATGAAGTAGGTGCCCTCAAGCAGTGGCACAATCTTGCGGGTGCTGCTGCCTGCAACGGCTGGCACGATGTCGTTCGCTTTGCCCCATGTCGCCGTGACATCCGTGATAGGCGTGTGTCTGATGCGGATCTTGCCGCCAATTTTCACGTCTAGGTCAACCGCCTGCGGCCAATACAGCTCAGCCGTGTGCTCGTCGATCGGGGCGATGAACAGGTCAGGGATGGTGGCGGGTGGTGCGGTCTTGCCGATCGCGTCGAAGGTCTTGGCTGCCGGTGTCGAGCGCTTGCTGTTGATCGCGCCCAGTGCTGTTACCTCGATTTCGTAGCGGCCAACGTCGCTGTTGCCAATCTCGAAGTCAACCGAGCGGGTTGTGTTCGCCACCCAGTTGCCGTTGTTGTAGCGGTAGCGCACCTCATAGCTGAGTGCCCGAGCAGCAGCACGCCAGCCGATGATCAGCTTCGACAGCACCTGCCCGTTGCTTTCGTACAGCACTTCATTAACGCCTAGGTTGGTTGGCGTTTCGGGCGGTTCGTTTAGATCTGATACGTCGCGCTGGCTGAGAGGGATGTCCCGCTCGATGTAGTCATATTTGCTTGGATTATGGGCAACGGCTGTGACAGCAAAGGCGTCGCCTTCCTCCTTGATCGTCAGCACCCGCCACGTTGACATCTGAACGGCGGAGTCGCCAATGGTCCACGGCGCACCAGCAACAGGCGCTGCAGTCAAGACCGTGCCAGTGCTGACTGAGTTGCCTACCAGGTTCGATCCGGCAACCACCGCCAAGGTGCCATCAGGCAGCAGCACGTTGAACGTGAAGTCATTTGGCGGGCCACTTGGAAACAGTTCAACGTCATCGCGGTCGAGTTTGACCACCGTCGTTGTTGAACCACTTGTGCAGCGGCCGGAGCGCACCACACCAGCACGCACGGGGTCGCCAATCTTGATCAAGTCACCAGGCCGCACCGTGATGCCAGCGGCGATGTCCGTCTTGAAGCTGACGACCTCAGTCTCGTTCTGTTCGGTGTACAGCAGCCATTCGCCAACGCGGCGGGCTTGGTTCTGACTGGTGCAGGCGAACGCTGAAATCTCTGTTTTGACAACACCGAACTTGTTGATTCCTTCTTTGTCTTCGACCACCTCATAGGCAAGGTCGCGCAGGTTCATGTCGAAATACTGCACAACAGCGACGGTGTGCCGTGTCTTCAGGCTGCTGCCGCTGTAACTGAATCCTTCCTCGGTGACGTTGGTTTGATTGAAGATGTAGCCGTAGTCCTGCGGCCGGTCCTGTGCGATCTCAAGCGTGCCATTAGCCCAGAACGGCATGGCGCGAAACACTGAGCACAGATCGCTGATCAGCTTGAACGCTTCCTGCTGCGTCTGAATGACGACGTTGCACGAGAAGCGCGGCTCCTGACCTGTCTTCCCATCAGAGACCACCTCGGTGCAGTATTGACTGGCGGCCAGGAAACTCCACTTGTCGAGCTGCGTCGAGTCGATGTGATCACCAAACCCGTACCGCTTGCTGGTCAGCAGGTCCCACAGGATCCACGCGGGGTCTGTCGTCCACTGTGCTGCACCAAAGTTGCCTGACCATGTGCCCGCATAGATCAGACGGCCGTTGGTCTGGTTGACGGTGGCATTGCTAGGGATGCGCACCTTGAGGCCACGCAGGCGATACGAGCGCGAGGGGATGCTGTTGAACTGTTCAGCGCTGAGCTTGACGGCAAACAGTGCACTGTTGGGGTAGGTGGTCTTGGCGTTGATCTTTTCGGTGTAGTCGTACCAATAAAAGTCGCTGTTCTCTGTCTGCTCACCTGATGGTGCAGCATCTGCATTGACGCGTACAACGCGGATGTCAACCGGTGCTGCTGCGGTCAGGTCAATGCGATGGATGCGTTGATATAGATCAGCCGTGCGGCCCTTGATCTCACTTTCAACAACAGTTGAGAATGGTCCACCGCTGTATGAAGTTTGAATCCTGTATTGAATGACAGCCCCCTCGACGTCGCCGTTGTTCTTAAAGATCTGAAGTGCAGGCGTGCCGATCGTGACGCGCACAGCGTTGACATCAGGGTCAGTGATCGACCGCGTAACCGCGGCTGCCTGCGTGACTTTTGTGTTGACGACTGTGGTGCTCTGGTTGGCGTCGCCTACGTTCTGCGTATAAGTCTGATTCTGCGTGCCGGTGCGAAACTCAAAGACGCCGCCAGTTGTGTCGAAGTTGTAATCAGAAGCCTGAACGGCAGACGGGTTGGCAGTCGAGCGAAGGATTGGCGTGTTGTTGAGATAAACATCCTTCAACATTGCTGTGTTGTATTCCGTCGTGCCTAGCGTGTAACCACGAGCAGATGGGAATCCCTCGATCTCACCTTCACAAAGAAGGTCAATGATCCGCGCTACCTGCCGTGAATCAAGATTGTCTTTTGTGACGTTTGCACTACCGCCGCCACCGCCACCGCCACCGCCTTTGCCACCGCCGCCACCGCCACCGCCAGCACCAGCGATCAAACGCTTCGTCATGACGCGACCTCTTCAGTGTTGATGCCAGCCGAAACGACAATACTTCCAGTAAACACTTCGCCGTAAATTATTGGCACAGGCACGCCCTGCCGCGAGACGTTCTGAATACCAGAGAAGCTGTACGACTTGCGTGGGTCGTTGTCACCATCCATGCCTTGTTTAATTGTCGGCGTAGGAGTCAACATTTGCGATAGTCCGCCTAGCACAAGCGCACCACCCAGCAGGCCAATCTGCGTCACCGTTGCACCAGCAAGACCCAAGCCAAGGCCAGGAATGAAGATTGCAGCAGCAATCAGCGCTATACCCGCAAGGACCTGCCCAACGCCCTCGGCACCAGCGATCACCGGGACAATCCTGATCGGCTCCTGGCTGGCGACAGGGAAGTGCAAATGCTCTGGGTGATCGACAAGATCAAGTTGATTACGGCCAACAGTGACCTTGTAATCGCCCTCTGACAGCACACCGCGCAGGTCAGGGAAGTTGGCAAGCAGGAATCGAATCGCCTCGGCCGGGGTCTTCACAGCAGCCTTGAAGCTGCGCTGCCCTAAATGCTTCGCCAGCTTGCCGTAAACCTTGATGACGCGGAACATCTCAACACCTGCTCCTGTGCCTGACGATCAAGCCTGTGCTCTTCTGATAGTAGCCACCCCAGATGTCACGGCTACTGAGCCGCCCGCGTAAATGATGCAGGATCCGCTGCTCGC